TAGCTTCATCATACATACCTTGGAAGTCAATTGAAGTCCCTCCAGGTAAAACCATTCCAGAAAACTTCTTACCATTCGCACCCCATTGCCGTTTGAACAATGCTGCAGTATATTTCTTAAGCCAGGGTTCACCCCACATCTTGCTAAATTGGGTTGGGTCCATTGCTCGATAACACTCAACTACAACAAAATCGCCTAGAGCAATATCTGATTCCCAATTAATATCCAAATAAAGTCTATTTTGAAGTCTATTGAATCTAAATTGCGTATGACCGTTTAACTCCAAATCTAATAGAGCAATATGACTCATAACGGTCTTATAATAAATTAAAGAAGTTGAAGTTAAGTCATATAGGTCATTTAATCTTAATTGGTACTGTAAATCAAATAGATTCTTACTAGATGAAGCGGCACTGAATGGTAAAATTCGAGTCACACCATAAACTAAATCATTGGTTTCAATATACCTATTATCGTATTCTCTTAGTAAAACTGGATTAGCCGCTAATGTAGCTGTTGTGCCTGAGTTTTGACCAGTAATAGTTTCACCTTCAACAAAGTCTCCTTGGACTCCACGAATAAGTAATAAATTACCCTCGGAATTTCTAGTAGTTTCTTTTGTTACTCTAGCCTTTGCCCCAGAAACAGAACCGACTATAATTTCTTCTGGGTTAAACTCTTCAGCGTTATTGGTGATTAAAGTCATATCTGAAGCCCTTACTTGGTGCTTTAGATAAACCTTTTCGATGCCGTCATAATGATATAACCTGAAAAACTCAAGTGCTTCATCAACTCGGTCTTCCAACTGAGAATCATCCACGTTGACTTCGACAACGGGTTCTCCCAATTCTCTCAGGCAATATTCTATCAAGCCTTGTCTAGATGTAACTGCCATTCTTTGTCCTATCACAAAATAAATTTTACAAAAAAACTATTTGTTGTTAATATATCTATATCTGGTCTGTATAGATGAACTAATACACGTTTAAAGAACATGTATTTTCGGACTTCGTAGACTCTGTTTACTACCAGACGCCTCCATCCGTTTTTGTTTAGAGTCCGACTTGGTTCCCAAACCAGAC